CCTCGCCGTCGACACTATCATCCGCGACCAGAGCCGCAGGCATCGGCACCGCCAACGAGGCTTCGATCTGCCGCCACCGCCGCTCCGACCACCGATCTACCCCGAGCAGCACGGCCGCCGCGCGCGCATACACCCGGCAGTCAAGAGCCTCATTCCGCTCACGCGTCTTGACCCACTCCAACCGGCGGAAACCGTTGCGCCCAACCCGCGACACGAGCTGCTCGGCGGTCAACTGCCGGCAAAACTCCTCCCCAGCCGTATGAACAGGCAGGTGAATGTAGCCCGACGGAAACGGCTCGCCGCTTTCCTCCGTAGGCCGATCCAACCTCAACCAGCCGTAGGTCTCGCTCTTGAGGAACGAAGACCCCACCGGCCAAACCTTGAGCCCACGCAGCTTCTTCCCACGCCGCGTGACCTCCGTCGGCGCCGGATTCCCGATCGCGACGCGAAGCGCATCCTGCCCCTTGACGGCGATAATCCGCCCAGCCCCAAACTTCCGGACGAAGGCATAGACCTCGCCAGTCGTCATGCCGTCGCCACTATCGATCGCCGTCATGGCAATGGGCAGCCGAGCCCCACTGGCGTGCTGCCACGTTTCCCCGAGCAGAAGGCGCAACTCCTCCCAGACCGCCCCCTCGAACGGATTCCCCACAAGCACCCGATGGTCGATCAGCCACGACTGCCGGTCCTTGCCCCAAGCCCAGACCGAAACCTCAAGCCGATCGCGCTGAACGTCCACCCCGGCCGTCAGAAGCAACCCGCCCAACGGCACGGTGCCGGGCTCCCAATACTCCCGGCGATCATAGAGCCGCTGCCAATCGGGCGCCTCACCGGACACGCGCCAAGCCCGCCCAAGCTTCTGCTGGACGAAGGTCTTGATCTTCTCCTGATCGCCCTGGATGCGCTCCCACTCGTCCGCCAAGTCGCCCCAGGAAAGCGTCGGCGAATAAAGCCCAGACAGACTAAACCCAGCGTGCACGGTCACAAGCTCAGGGCGCTCATGCACCCACTCGCCCGCCGCCAGCATCGCCGCCTTGTGCTGCTCGCCGATCGGCGCGTCGCAGGCCTCGCAGAGATAGCGCGCCGTCTCCGGCTGGCCCTCGTCCCAGACCAGCCGCTCGAAGCGGAGGTGCTGGTAGTGGCCGCAATGCGGACAGGGCACGAAGTAGCGCCGCTGATCCGTCGCCAGATACTCCCGCTCAATCCTCGATATGCCGGCAATCGTCGGCGTGCTGACGAGGAACACCTTGCGCCGCCAGCCGAAGGTGCGCGCGCGCGCTTCGGCCAGCGCGATCGGGTCGCCCTCGCCCTCGACGTCGCCGGGATAGGCGTCGATCTCGTCAAGGAACAGGAAGCGCGCCGACATCGAGCGCAGCCCAACGGCGCTGTTTGCGCCAGTCATCACCAGCTGGCCGCCAGGGAACTCCTTGGAGAGCTGGCGGTTGCCCGAATCCCTGCTGCGCGCCGGCGCCACCCGTTCCCGGATCGCGGGCGTGTCCTCCACCAGCGGGTCGATGCGCTGGTCGGAGAAACGCTTGGCCAGTTCCGTCGTCGGCTGCACCGCAAGCATCGGCCCCGGCGCGTGGTGGATCACGTAGCCGATCCAGTTGTTGCCGCACTCGGTGCCGCCGACCTGCGCACCCTTCATGAACACCACGCGTCGCGCCGGATGGGACGGCGACAGCGCGTCCATGATCTCGCGCAGATAGGGCGTTCGCGACGTGCGCCATGGCCCAGGCTCGGCCGAGCTGCGCGAGCCAAGAATGCGATGCCGGTCCGCCCATTCCGAGACCAGCAGCGTCGGCTCCGGCATCATGCCGTCGCGCCATGCCTGCAGGATCTCGGCATCACCTTCGAAGCGGCCGAGCTCCTCCAGCAGATGCTCGCCCCACATCAGCCGAGGCTCACCCGAACCTCATGCCGCGCGGCTAGATGCTCACGCAGCCGCTGCTCCATCATGGTCTGCAGCCGATGCGCATCAACGCCGAGCTCGGCTGCCATCTCGGCAGCGACGCGGGCGGGCCAGGCGAGGATGGCGTCGCGTTCCTCCTTGGCCAGGCGGTGCACCAGCAGCAGGGCGCGGGCCTTGTCCACCAGCTTGCCGCGGCGCTCGTCGAGCCGCAGCTGGCGCTCCTGCGCCTTGAGTATCTCATTGGCCGTGCGCGCATCGTGGAACGTGCTGATCGTTGCGGCCGGCTGCGCCAATCTTGCGGTGTTGCGCGTAGGATCGCTGCTCTCCAACAGCTTCGCGCGTACCTTCTCAACGTCCCAAGAACCATCTGCCTCGGGCGCGATGCGCCCCGCGCGCCGGGCCTTCTGCAGGGCGGTGTGGGAGACGCCAAGCCGGCGCGCCAGCTCGCGCTGCGAGGCCACGCGGCCCTGTTCAGCGTTGGCGATCATGATGTGATCGAGATCCCTCGAACTTAGCAATGGAATGATGGCTAATCGCGCTTGGCTCGCGGCGCCTCACAGCGCGAATGGTCAGTCACGCGCAGGGGATTGGCCCCTGCACCACGACGGAGACGACGATGACCGACCGCCAAGCCCGCGCCGCCCGCAACCAGGAGCGCAGCCTCGCCGCCTTGCTCGCGAAGAAGGCCGAATTCGACATCGGTCAGATGCGAAAAACGGATCGCCATGACTTCCTTGAGACCTCGCTTATGCGCAGCAAGCAAGCGCCCATGCCAGGCAATCAAGCCCCCAGCATCATCCACCGCCACCGGCACGTTGAAGCCGAACTTGGCGATCGAGGCCGCGATCTGCGCGACCTGCTCGTCCGGATGAGTGCGCGCGTTCGCCACGTAGGGCAGCAGGGAGGCGACCGCGCGCGCCTCGACGGCGCTCGCAGACCATGGGGCCTGGGGCATCTGCACCTGCGTGATCGTGGACTGGATGTCGCCGCGACTGGCAACCTGAAAAACTGGCCTGGCGCTAGAAACCTAGCGCGCTCTCGCCGCCCGCATACGGCCCGGCCAGAAAGGACCCGCTTGGCCGGACTGCGCCAAGCTCGAGGATAAATAGCAGAATCGGATTCCGAATTCAACACGACAATTGCCCGCGGACCTACGCTTTCGTCCTCACCTTAGGCGTACTGCTTTGGCTCTTCTCTGGGGATGCAAGGCCAAAATGGGAGGCCAAGACGCTGAGGGTGGCGACAAGGATGCCTTGGGCTTGAGCGTGGCCAATGGGCTTCCCGGCCCAGCCTTGGCGTCTGGCCCAGTCGCGAACGGAGTGTTCTAAGCCGAGGACATACCAGGCACAGGAGCCAGCGGGGCTGTTGTGCCCGCCGAGGGCTTCGATGGCGCGGGAGACCTTCCTGCGGGCGTCTATGCAGCGGTCCGGTAGGTCGTTGTTGGGCTGGCGAGACACCCTCAGGAGTTGCGAGCGCGGCATGACGTCTAGGGCGGCCCTGCGGAAGAGCAAGCGGAAGTAGGTACCGGCGTCGTGCATGTCTTGGGTGATGGTGCCGTTGGCCAGCATGACGCCCAAGGTGTCTATGGCGCGGTAGTGCCGGACTGGTCTGCCGGTCTCGGGGTCGGCCTCGCGGATGGGGTCGGTGAAGGGGCCGTGCTGTCGGCGCCATTTCGACGGCCCGAAGCCAGGGCTTGGGGCGTTCTTGGTGGGTTTACGCCCCATGGAGGTGGTCGGCCTCGAAGGCTTTGATGTCTTCAACGCGGTAAACGACGAGGCGTCCGAGCCTGAGGAAGCGTGGGCCTGTGCCTTTGGCGCGCCAGCGTTCCAGGGTGCGTGGGCTGATGTTCCAGCGTGCGGCCACCTCGTGCGGGCGGAGGTGGCGTGGTTCGTCTTGGCTGGTCATCTCTGGTTGCTGGTCCATGCTGCCAATTCCTCGCGTAGTTGGTGTTCGAGGGCTGCGAGTTCTTGGGCGTATTCGTTGCGGATGCGCTCGGCGGCTGCGTAAGAGCCGTTGGTGAAGCAGAAATCGTCTGCGCGCTCGATCTGGTAGAGGGCGTTGTCCTGAGCGGCGATCTTGGCCTTCAGGATCTCGATGTGGCGCAGCTTGGCTTGGATGCTTGGGAGCAGGCGGTCAGTCATTGGTGGGGTTGGTCTCCTCTGCAGGCTTGCGGTTGGCGTGCTTGGCCATGGCCAATTTGCGGGCTCGTTCGGTGCGGCGTGCGCGTTCTTCTGGGGAGAGGTTGAGGCGGCGTCGTGGTTTAGGAGCGGAGCGTTCGTAGTGGGTGAGGATGGCTAGGAGGGCCTCTAGGAGGCCTGGGTCGCGGAGCTCTTGGGTAGCGGCTTCGATCAACAGTTGCGCGCGGAGGTGGGCGACGGGGTCCTGGGCTGGGTTGTCTGGGGCGGAGGCCAAGCCCGCTAGGAGCTTGGTGGCGATATTGCGCAGGCGGGCGACTTCGGCGGCGAGAAGGATTCTGGGAGGCATGACCGTTGTGCGGGCCGTGGGTGTTCGCTCGGGCGCAAGAGTGTTTGCGCGGGCGCTGGGCT